AATTTGGACGACATAGCTACCATCATTCGATTTTTACAACGACCAGCCGTCGTTGATAAGTTTCAATTGAATGGTTCGAACTTTGTTGCCCTAAAGCCTTTTGCTTCAATGACAGGATTGGCACCTCAAACACCTATTCGTACATACAATCTACCGAAAGATATTATGAAAGTCGGTTACAAAAATGACAAACTCAATAATTTCGAATGGTTTAAAGCTGATTGTGTGCTGAGGTTTATGATTAATGCTAATCCTTTTGTTGCTGGCAGAATCTGGATTACTTTTGCTCCCGTTGATGACCAACTTATCCAGGAGTGTCAGATCAATTACAAATCCAGGGCCGCTATCACTAGTTACCCAGGAGTAGAGTTGGATTTGCAAACAAACACAGCTGCGGAGATTCGCATCCCGTGGTGTCTTCAGTTTGATGCACTCTCACTGACGGATCCTTCTGCTGGCTCAATAAATATGTGTCAGGTGTATGTTTATGCACTTTCTGATTTATTAGCCGGTGAGAATATTGCTATTCCAGTCACTGTCATGGGCCATTTCGAAAACATTGAACTTAAAGGTCCCACACCACGCCGTGTTAATGCCGTTTTCCAAATGGCAAAGGAAACTAAAGGACCGATAACTGAAATTTCATCTGGAATTTCTAAGGCAGCTGATCTACTTAGTGAAGTACCTGTTATTGGTGGTGTGGCGAAAACTGTCGGTTGGGCTGCTAATATTTTTAGCGGCGTAGCCTCTGTCTTCGGATGGAGTCGACCAATCAAAGGTTCGACCACTGAACCCATTTCAAACACGCCTGGACGCGGTTTCACTAGCTTCAAAGGAGAAGACAATGCTGTAGCACTCGCTATGGCTAATGATAACGAAATTGGAGAAGTTAGTGTTAACTTTATGGAGACGGTCGATGAAATGGACATCCAACACGTTTGTGGTAGACCAGCACTAGTGGCAACGACTAGGTGGCTCACCAACTCAATTGATAATGCGGTGATTTGCAATCTCCCAGTCGCACCACTAGTAGATGAACTACGAGTGGCCAGCTGGGAAATTGGCTCAAGTGTGTACCAAGTTTATGATATGTCGCTCTTTGAACTTATGGCAACTCGTTTTGCTATGTGGAGAGCAGATGTGCATTTCAAAATATCTTTAGTTAAAACACCTTACCATGTGGGACGCTTTGAAGTGTTCTACGTGCCGGGTGCTACTATCACGGATGAAGATGCACGTTTAGTTGACACAACCAACACATACCGACATGTCTTTGATATTACCGAACAGAACGAAGTGGAATTTGTAGTACCATATATGCATAAGAATGTAATGTGCCGTAGTGGATTGAATCCGCTTGGTGATGGAAGAACGACTGATAGTGATGCTACTCTTGGTAGTATCGTGGTCAGAGCTTTAACTCCTTTGAACGCACCAAGTACTGTTTCCCAAGCAATACAAATTAATGTTTGGAAATGGGCTACAAATGTGGCTTTTTCTTGCCCAATGTCCATGAGCACTGAAGTACCACCACGTGTGGCAGCAAAATTCCAATGTGATGAAGAAGCACAGGCTTCTGGTGACCATATCACCAAAACCATCATCAAGGTTATCAGAGAAATCGTGAAAGCTGAACATCAAATCAATGTTCAAAACATCCCACGACCTGCTCAGACTATTGTTTTTGGTAGTCCTAATTCGCAAGAAACTACCATTGACAGTACAAGCACTGTTGCAGGCGAAATGCTGACAAATCTCAGACAGGCCATCAAAGGCCACCGACGATACGAATTAGAGGTTAGAGATCAAACATATCTCAACACTTCCATTTCGGGTGGAATCGGTGGTTATATCGGATTGTGTGCCAACATTTACTCCTTTTATAGGGGCGGAATGTCGTACAAAATCGTGCCCAATGCAAGCGAAACCGATCGAAAGTTCGTAATGACGCAAGTCGTTAGGACAGAAGATGGTAGACCTATAAGCGTTGACAACCCTGAGCATTTGACTTACACGGATTTGAACCCTTTCCATGAAGTGCAAACTGCTTTTTACTCGGCATCCCGTCGAGGAATTTGCAATTTTGCAGCTGCACAAACGGGTGCAGATTTGGCATCTAGAACCATTCCCGGGGTTCTAGTGAGAACTGATGCCTCCTCCCTGCGAACCTACGTAGGTGCGAAGGATGATATGACTTTCGGTTTCCTCTTAGGAAGTCCGATTTACGGGATCAACATAACTCCAGCGCGTCAATAGATGAAGAAACCATTTTAGTCTATAGACGTGTCTAATAAAGCAATACTAACCAAAAAGGCGAGTAGGAGCACAAGCCAGAATTAAGTATGGTTTTAGCGG